CTAAGTTGCCCATGGACTCATACTGAGCTGGGTGGACGTAAAAATCAAAATCGTGGGCAAGCTAAAGCTGAGGCACATAAGTGCTACGATTCATCAAAAGATTCATGGAGTGGAAGAAGGGACCTACAATGACTACTAAGAAAAAAGAAGTTGCGGGCGGTAAAGAGTACAGAGGCTCTAAACAAAACGGTGGTCGTAAAATAGTTGTTAAGCACTACAAAGATTCAGATGGAAAATGGCATACCACCTCAGAAAATGCTGCTCGTGCTAAGTATGAAAAAAAGCATGGCAAGCTATCTCGTGGTACAGATGTAGATCATAAAGATAACAATCATGATAATGATTCCTCCAGAAATCTGCGCCCACTCAAGCACGGCAAAAATACAGCCAAGGAGAATAAGCGCAGAGCTGGGAAAAAAGCCTAAGCACTAAGTAGCTGAGGACAAAGTTTAATCCACATTTGGATTAGGTAGTGATCACGCTCACCAGGATCAGCGTGCCAAGGCGACCAGTTCTTACCCCCAGAACTCATTCTGTAGGCTATCTGAGCGTTTGTAACCGGGTTGGTTAACTCCTTAGCAGACTTTAGATGAAAGTCGCTTAGACGGCCCTTTAAAGCCCCGTAAAGGTTAATCTGGAAGACACCATAAGAATCATCCCCGGTTCTACGATTAAAGTTGTGGGCAAGAGGATTGCCGTGAGTTTCTTTCATCGCTACAGCCCAAGCTACCTTTAGGGAATGACCCCTAAACCCTACAAAGCTCAATACTTCGTAGAGCTGCTTTGGCGTTAATTTTTTGGCTAGGCTGTATTCCCCTATAGGGGTTAGGCAACTTTGGACTATTGGAGCTGCTGCCCTAACTGGGAAAGTTAATACATTTGTAATTGTTAAAAGGCCAATAAGGCCAAGGACTATAAGTTTCCTTTTATCATTAAAATTCACACTATCTCCTAGGCTAGAGAGCCAACCCGAATCTTCATACAACTGTCACTTGTATGAAAATAGCCCGACGTCGGTCTGCCAGGCTAGTTGCAACTCTTTTGTTACGTAGTTAGTGTCGAGGAATTTCTCCCCCTATGCAATATCGTAGCAGTAGTTACAGGGTTAACGCAACACCCTAAAAGGTATGAGATACTATATTCCTATAGAGAAGGTCCCTGAAAGGACAAAATATGGCAAAATGCGTAAATTGTAACCTTTATGCTGACTACAGAGTTGAGCATGAGGGTGCGGAAGCACACGAATACTGTGAGGCACACCTACCTTGGCACATAAATAAAAAGAAGCTTCCGGCACATGTGAAAAACATCACAGCGCAACCAGTCGTCGCACCAGTAGTCGAAACCCCAGTTGAACCTGTCGTTGAAGAGACAAAACCTGTTGCACGACCAAAAACAAAGAAAGCAAAGGTTCAAGATGAGAATAGAACGAATACAGACGAAACAGGGGCATCCAGTTCCGAAGACAGCGCACAATCCTAAAGGACCATTCCCAGCAGAACTTTTTCAAAAAACAGAAATAATTACAGACTACATACCATTTGATAATGATGTTCCGATAGGAGCTACAGCACAGAATGACTTCAAAGAACCAAAAGTATTCAAGTGCCGCTTCTGTCAACAATTTGTATATGAGCACCAAATTCCAGACCATATTTGTGAGGGCAACCAAGATGGCGATGACGCATGATGTAGGTTCTTACTATTGGCACATACTCGTGTATCCAGTAAAACCTCCAAGTATTATAGAACGAGCAGAAACGCAAGAAATAGAAGGAAGCTATCGTGGAGGACATGGGTGGTCCATAAGACTTCCACTAACACGATTAGCATTAGTTATAGGTAAATGGCATAAGGCTTACGATGAAAGTAGCGGACTAACTAGAGCAATAGTTGGAAGAGCTATGAAACAAGACGAAGTCAATTGGGATAAAATACGATTTGGGGTAGAAGATGTTCAAGAAGAAGATTAAAGAAGAGCGAGTAAAGACTAGGATTGAAAAGAGGGTTGCATCCTTACCAACCCCAGAGCTACTTACATGGGCAGATCAAATCATGTATACAGTTGGGCGTAATTTATCCGCCTGGCAAAAAAGCCAAAGTGACTTTTCTTTAGAGGAGGCACGAGTAGGGGCCGAGGCACTCCATGCAATACTAGAAGCATTAAATGAGAGATCAATTAAAAAATGAGTGATATTGAGGACGACTTCTTTGATGAAGTAGACCTTGAGGAGCTTGAGGCTGAACCTCAAGAGATTGACCAACCTGAAGAAGAGTTAGACGAGCTGTCTAAAGAGTTTGTAAAAGTTCTAGTTGAAAAAATCATGCAGTTTATGGAACTATTAGTAGGCCATCAGCTACACCCATATCAAGCCCCATTAGCACGTAGAATTATAGAATCCGTCATTATTAATGATGGAGAAGAAGTAACAGCTCTTGCCTCTCGTCAGTCTGGTAAATCAGAAACTATTGCAAATACTGTAGCAACTCTCATGGTTATTCTTCCACGCCTTGCCCTAATGTACCCAGAACTACTTGGTAAATTTGGAGATGGAATCTGGGTAGGAATGTTTGCTCCAGTTCAAAATCAGGTTGAAACTCTCTATGCCCGCACTGTTTCTAGACTTACATCAGAACGTGCCATGGAAGTTTTTGGTGATCCAGATATTGATGATATGCCTGGTAAAAACCCCGGAGTTACTCGTAACATAAAGTTAAAGAAGTCTGGCTCTACTCTAATGATGATGACAGCTAACCCAAGAGCTAAGATTGAATCTAAATCTTTTCACTTAATTATCATAGATGAGTGTCAAGAAGCAGATGACTTTGTAGTATCTAAGTCTATTGCACCTATGGGAGCATACTACAACGCCACCATGGTTAAAACAGGAACCCCAACAACGCATAAAAATAACTTCTATCGTGCTATTCAATTTAATAAGCGTAGGCAAACAGGACCTAGATCTAAGCAAAATCACTTTCAATGGGACTGGAAAGACGTTGTTAAATACAACGAAAACTACGGAAAGTTCATTAAGAAAGAGATGTTACGTATTGGGGAAGACTCTGATGAGTTTCAACTTTCATACAACTGTAAGTGGCTTCTAGAGCGTGGAATGTTCATTACCTCATCTATCATGGATGATTTAGGCGACACCTCACAAGAAACTGTTAAAAGTCATTTTAGATCTCCAGTAGTGGTTGGAATTGACCCGGCTCGTAAAATGGACTCAACAGTAGTGACTGTAGTCTGGGTAGACTGGGATCGTCCAGATGAGTATGGTTATTATGACCATAGAGTATTGAATTGGCTTGAACTTCAAGGAGATGACTGGGAAGAACAATACTTCCAGATACAACAGTTCTTATCTAACTACGACGTTTTAGCCATTGGTGTAGATGCTAATGGTGTTGGTGACGCAGTTGCTCAACGCCTTAAGGTTCTTATGCCACGGGCTGAGGTAGTACCAGTTACTTCTAGTCCAACAGAGCAATCAAAGCGGTGGAAACATCTTCAAGCCCTTATCCAACGTCAAATGGTATCTTGGCCTGCCCATGCCAAGACCAGACGTTTAAGAATTTGGAAGAAGTTTTACCAACAGATGACAGATGCTGAAGTTCAGTATAAAGGACCAAACTTCTTAGTGGCTGCCCCAGATGAGGCACATGCTCATGACGATTTTGTGGATTCTTTGGCCTTAGCCTGTTCCCTAACTCAAGAAATGGTTATGCCGACTATTGAGGTTAGTTCAACCCCATTCTTTAAGTAGGGTACTACTTTAAGCATACAAAGACGTAAATACGAGACAGAATAATACCCGAGGACCCTCAATCCCAATCCTATAGGAGATAAAACAATGGCAGCAGAAAATATCGCCCCTACGCCTCAGTTCCCTGAGCGTCCAGGCAATACTTATGAACGCAAGTTCAGCCCTGCAACCCCAGGCCTTCGTGGCCCACTTCGTTTTGAAGAAGGCGTTGCAACAGATACAGACGTTCCAAATGATTTCCAACTTGGTTTGGATCAAGGTTATGACACTCCAGATGGACGTCCTAACCACAACATGAACGTTTTCGAGAAGTATCCAGAAGAGACAATGAAGGAACGTGCTCACGTCGGCTCTGCCGCATGGGTTGAAGCTCCAACATACCTTGGTGAGTTCGCACAAGGAAACTTCGGAGACCACTCTCAGACTGTTATCGAAGAAGTAGTACGCAATGGTGCTCGTTACGAGCGCATGAACCCTGCATCAGTTCAGGACTAAGTACTGTATACTAAGATCGTTCCGGCCTCGAGCAATCGAGGCTGGAATATCTTGAGGGAGAAAAATGCCACAGCCAGACAATCCAAAATTATATGACGCATTAACAAGTCAAGCTATGGCGAAATACCCTTCACACAAAAACCCTTCTGGATTAAGTCCAGCAGCAGGTAAGTGGAGACAAAATGCTTATCTTTCTCAAGGTGGGGGATTTGTTAATTCAATCCAACAAGTTGATCCAAAGAACAGAGATTTTAAACAAGAAGAGCAAAATAAAATTAAAGCAAGAGAAAAAGCTAAAAAAGCTTTGTTAAAAAAACGAGGCTTTGTAGTCTAACAGTTGGGGGCAACAAATGAAGCTAGGAAGAGTTAATCCATGAGTGGTGGTATTGATTTTAGTCCTCCGTCGTATAGGGCGGCGTCAAGTGACTTAACAATCTCTATTTCACCATTGGGTTTAGTAGAGCTTGCGGATGAAGAGTTTGAAGTACATGGTCCTCGTTTAAACCGCTACTCTCTCAACTGGGCAATGTATTTGGGACATCACTGGTCCTATCGCCGTGAGACTGGCGAATCACAAATGGTCTACAACTATTACAGGGCGTTTACAGATTTTATTATTAACTTTACATTTGGCCGTGGTGCCACATTCCGTAGCCCAATTGCAACAGAAGCAATAATTCCAGACATATTAAAGCGTGTATGGGAGATTGACAATGATAAGAATGGCGTAATGTGGGAAATGGGGCAACAAGGTGGGGTATCAGGAGACTGCTTTGTTAAAGTAGCGTATGAAGAGCCATTTGAAGATTCTGTAGGGCACGTCACACCAGGTAAGGTTCGTATCCTTCCACTTAACGCTTCTTTTTGCTTTCCAGAATTCCATCCACATGATCGTTCACGTTTGATTCGTTTCAAGCTTAAATATCGTTTTTGGGGTACATCTGTTGAAGGAACACGCCAGGTATATACCTATACTGAAATCTTAACTGATGATCGTATTGAAGAATACATCAATGACGAACTTATTGATTCTCGTCCTAATCCTATTGGAGTAGTTCCAGTTATTCATATCCCTAACGTAAGAATTTCGGGTTCACCTTGGGGACTATCTGATTGTCACGACGTTATTACACTAAACCGTGCCTATAACGAAACAGCAACAGATATTGCAGATATCGTAAACTACCATGCAGCCCCAGTAACAATTATCACTGGTGCAAAGATTCAGAATCTTGAAAAGGGTCCTAAGAAGGTATGGGGTGGACTTCCAAAGGATGCACAAGTATTTAACCTAGAAGGTGGGGGATCTGGTCTTACCGGTGCTCTTGAATACTTAAAGGTTTTAAAGACAGCAATGCACGAAATGATTGGTGTGCCAGAAACTGCTCTTGGACAAGTACAACCAATCTCTAATACTTCAGGTGTAGCCCTCTCAATTCAGTATCAGCCACTAATGAATCGCTACCAACAGAAGCTAGTGCAATACGGAGAAGGCCTACGTCGTATTAATGAACTAGTGCTTAAAACTCTTGCATTTAAAGAACCTGAGATGTTTAAATATAATCCAACGTTTAATGGACCAATTAAACCTAACCAACTTACAGAACTAGATTTGAACAGTCCTCTTACCTATGAGACCGTGGTTCACTTCCCACAACCACTACCTCTAGACAAGTTGATTGTTTTGAGTGAAATCCAGCAGAAGATGAACCTTGGCCTTGAAAGCCGTGAAGGTGCGCTTCGTCAACTTGGAGAGGAGTTCCCAGATGAGAAGCTTGAAGAAATTCGTGCAGAACTCATTGCCGATGCTAAAGCAGACGGTGCGGTTAACCTCATTAAGCAACAGATTAACTCAGCTATTACTTCCCTGACTGGAATGATGCCTGATGGAACACTTCCTCCAGGAGCAGCTCCAGGAGATGGAACAGGCCCTGGCCCAACAGGTCAACCTGGAATCATAACCCCATTTGAAGAGCAGACCTTAGGTCAGATGCAATCTGAACTTGTAACTGAGGCCTATGGAACTAAGCTCCCTCAATGGCGCACTGCCGATAAACAAGGTGGGGCGGATGATGGTTTCAAAAACCAAACAAATTAGCATTAGACCTGACAAACTATCTATAGTTTGACAGTCTATATACCAAACTAACCCGTAGGTCATCGTGGCACTAATTCGGACAACGACCTCTCAAACCTAAGGAATAATCATGGCAACAGATACACCCGTTGTTGAAGATGCAGTGGCTCAAGAAGCATTTGCTTCAGAACTACCATCCTCTCAAACAGCAACTCAAGCAGTGGACAACTCAAATAACTCTCAGTTTACTGAAGTTAACAAGGGTTACACTGAAGAAGATCTAAAACGAGTACGTGAGCAGGAAAAGTCAAAGCTTTACCCTCAAATTGATTCCCTCAAAGAGGAAGTTAACGTTCTTAAGAAAGAGCGTGAGGAACGTATTGCGGCAGCAGAAGCAGCAAAAGCTGAGGCTGAGGCAGAAGCAAAGCGCAAAACAGAGGCAGAGCTAGATGTCCGTCAACTCCTTGAACTCAAGGAAAAAGAATGGGCAGAACAGTTGGAAGGTATCCGTCAAGAAAATGCACGTAAAGACGCACTACTTGAGCGTGAACGCCAATACGCAGAACTAACAGCTTATCGTAATCGTCGTTTAGAAGAAGAGCGGGATAATATTATCCCTGAGCTTGTAGATCTAATCTCAGGAAATAATCCCGATGAGATTGAACAAAGTATTACAAATCTTAGAGATCGTTCTTCTAAGATTCTCGATTCGGCACAGCAGGCGCTTCAATCCACCCGTCGTGAGATGGTAGGAACAAGACCAACTTTGCCACCAACCATGGAAAACAATTCGGACCAACAACAGTTTACGGCGGAGCAAATTGCCGCTATGTCGGTCAGTGAATACGCAAAAAACAGAGGACGACTACTCCCAGGAGTATCGAACCCTGATAAAGGAATCTTTGGTTAACAGCTTCACCCTCAACCCCTAACATATATGAACAAGGAGTAACACCGACATGGCATCAGCCGTAACAGGTACCGGCAATCTAGCCGCAGCACCTACAGCGTACTCTGGCGCTAACAGCCAGCTTA